AAATAAAACACTCATCACGAAGTTTATAGTCTTTTTTTATAAAATCTCTAATATATTTTATAGGAAATCTTTTTAATTGATTCATAATACGATAATTTCACCCTGCTACCAAGTTAAATTTTTAAATTTTTCAACAACGTTCCATCTCATCAAAAAATGTTCAGGATTCTTGTTTAGCCCAACAGTTCCCTCTGGTAAATTTAAAATTTTTCCACTTACTGTTTTTAATTTATTTAATCTTAAGACTTTCTTAATCCAATAACTAATATAAATATCGTCACCTCTATTAGGAAATCCGATATGAAAAATTTTTTCTTTTATTAAATCTAATGCACTTTGTTTTACAAGTATAACAGAACCAACTAAAAAGTCAACATCAGCATCAACACACCAATGATCATTTAATTCTTCATAAGAATTTGCAGTAGATACTTGGCTTTTACCGTAGACTCCTACAATCGGTTGATTTAACTTTAGCATTTTATCAATTAAAGTTTTACTTGGTAAGAGATCATCATCCAATACTAGTTTAAAATCTTCAGTATAATTAAAACATTTTATCCATCTATCCATACATTTCAAATTAGTTTTATTATTTAAAATATCAATTGGTTTATAATCTTTTCCTGACTTAGGGTCTATTGGCGGTAAACGAATATTATCATCAGGATTATTGTTAACAATTGTAATAGGATAAAAACCTTCAAAGGCTTTTACAATCTGTAAAACATTATCAGGTCGTTTATAGTTTAATAAAATAATTCTAACCGTGGGCATAAATTGAAATATTACTCATTTTTGAATGTGTGTATATAGCATATCTTATTGCATCACAAGGGTGAGAGGTCCAGTCATGGACAGGCTTAGGTGTTTCAGTATTTGGATTCCATCGGTATGAACTCATAGCGGAAAACGCGTGTGATGATCCTAAAGTATCAAAAAATAAATTATCTTGCTCAATTAACACTTGAATATAATTTATTCCGTCGTTTACAGACTTTACAGCATTTTCACAATAAATATCATAGTCATAAGCAAAATCAGCTTTTAATTGTTGTGCCGCAGAATCAATATAAATAGTATCAATACTCCACTCATCTAATTTTTCTTGTATACGAGCCGCTAATTCTGATGTTGTAGATTCTTTTGAAACATATTCATCAATAATATAGTAGCTTTTTCCGTCAAAACCTATCACAACAAAAACATTGTCATCTCGATACCCAACATCTAAACCTGCTATAACTTCTGAAAATCGTTCACCTACATACTCCCCAATATGTTTTGCTTCATCAAGTGATTCATAAATTTGAGCTTCTGTAGTTGTCCACTCACATTCGTATTCTTGAGCAAATAAAGCACGTGAGACCGCTTTTCTTGCTTCTTTAATATCATTTTCAGAAAGTAGAGGATTTGATCTCCAGGTAAACAATGCGGAACCCCAATCTTGATATTCATTGTCCGAACCTCGTAAATAGTAGTTATATAAATAATTACCTTTACCTCGAGGAGTTGAAATCCATAAACAGCGAGAATCTTTAAAAGTTGATAGTGCAGGACGTAAATCACGAGTAAAATATTCTTCATTAGGAATAATAGCTGCCTCGTCAACTATCAATAAGTTTGCTGCTCTACCAACTAAAGAATCTCTATTATTAGCTGAAAGTAATCTAAAAACAGAACCGTTTATAAGTCGTACAACTTTATCTTTTTGGTTAAATTTATCTACTTCAATTTCTAGTTGTTTTATTAAATCTGTAACATAATCCCAGATTATAGAAGAAAGAGAAAAGTTTGGTGCAACAACCATCACTTGTTGTCCAGGCTCTAACAATTTACCAAATGCAAGAATAGCAGCTGCATAAGATTTACCTGTACGTCGTGCAGCGATATGAACAAAAAATCTATTTTTATTCATTCCATCAATCATTGCTTGTTGTGATTCATTAAACTTTACTGGACTGGGAAGTTTAGTTAAAAGTTTATCAATGCTTAGTCTGAAAAAACTCATTTAGGTAACATATTAATTATCATTATTACAAAGGCAGTTACACTAGCGATAGCACCACCTACCCAAAGAAGGGTTTTTAGAGAAGTTTTACCTGTGTTAGCTAATTGACTAACTCCTTCTATTTTATAGTGCATAGCTTTTAGTTCACCTCTTATATCATTCATCATTGCCATAATATTGTTATAACGTTCTTCACATACAGCTTCATGTGCTGTCATGTTAGCTTTGTTTGCTTGAGAGCGTTCATGCAATCTATCTAATTCTGTTTGTATTTGGTCTAGTTCTCTAACATTATCATCCATTGTAGGCTCTATATCTTTATTATATATTGCACCACTTGTGAAGGAAGAGTAGTGTTTACAGAAAAATTATTAACTGATAAAGAAGGAATCGACAACGAAGGCACTGATAGTGCTGGGACTGATAATGCAGGTACAGTTAATGAAGGTACTGTCAAAGCTGGAATTGATAACCCTGGGACCGATAAACCTGGAACTGAATGCGTGTGACCTGATGTATTAACAGAGTTCACAACTGAAGCAGTAGATGAGTCTTTAGCAGATGCCGCAACGTTTCGAGTTCCTACTGTTATACTTTGTGTGGTTGAACCCGTTGTTCCGCCTCCTGTGGTGCCTGTTCCTGTAGTTCCTGTTCCTGTGTTTGAAGAGCCTGTGTTCCCTGTTCCTGTGTTTCCTGTTCCTGTGTTTCCACTGCCGGTGTTTGATGCACCTGTTGTTACACCAGACTTAGTAGCTGAACCCATAACAGCTGAAGCTGCTATAGCTGAGGTTATAGCCCCCATACTTGTCATATTTGTGCCCTTGCCTAGTGGTACACGGTCACGAAGATCAGGTACATTAAATGTGGAAGAACCGTTTCCTACTCCAAAATTTGTACCAACTACTGCAAATAAGCGTGCATAAGTGGTTCTACTTACGGCAGCATCATCACATGCTAACCAACCAGTCGGAACTGTGGTAGAACCGAACGCAACGATAGTTCCAGCAGGCATAAGTTCAATACCACCAGCAGTAGAGCCGTCGTGTATTCTAAGGTTATCAGTACTTGTATCGATCGAAATCTCACCAACAGCTCCTGTAAATGAGTCGTTTTGAGCAGTGGTTCCTCGTCTAAATTGTAGCTGTGTAGCCATATTTTACTCCTTAAAGTGATCCTAAATCAAATGTTCCTGTGACGGATAAATCGCCAGTAACTTGTACCTCTACACCTTGAGTACTATCAACAACAATTCTGTCAGTACCATTTGAGGCTAATGTAATTGCAGGATCATTAATAGAGACTACTGTATCTGAATCAGTAATTGCATTCGAACTGATACCATTAAAAGTTCCAGCAGTAATAGTACCTGCAATTATATTACCTGTAGTTGTACCGTTACCAACTGTAACAGTTGCATTAGATTGTATTTCAAATTTGTTTGTAGCGTCTAATCCCAGACCACCTAAATAGGCTGATAGTTTAGTGCTCATAACAATCCTCTCATTTCATAATTCAGTATATCAAAAAATTTTTTATAGGCCAAATAATTAATTACAGTGCTCCTAAATCTAGTGTAGTGGCTAGTTTTCCTACAGTAACTGCGTTATCATTTATTTTTGCAGTTGTCACTGCGCTACTGGCTATATGTTCAGCATCAATAGAACCCGCAACATAATGTTCAGAATTTAAAACATCGTTAGCAATTTTAGTGCCATCAATAATATCAGCTGCAAGATGTACTCTGTCTATTGATCCATCTGTATAGTGTTCTGAGTTGATAGCATTATCAGCTATTTTAGCTCCTGTAATTGCGTCTGCATCTATATCGCCTGAGGATACTGATTCAAGTTTAGCATTTAATTGAGTTTGTATAGCACTTGTAACACCATCTAAATAACCTATTTCTGTAGAGGTAACTGCGCTAACAGCAACTTTACCAGAACCATCAGATACTAGCGCTCTCGAAGCAGTTAAATTTTCGGTATCAATTGTAGTAGCACCACCAGTTATAGTAGCTTGTTTTCCATTTAACTGAGTTTGTATGGCACTTGTAACACCATCTAAATATCCTATTTCTGTAGAGGTTACTGCACTAACGGCAACTTTTCCTGACCCATCTGACACTATAGCACGAGACGTTGCTAAATTACCTGTTGTAATTGTAGAAACAGCACCTGCAATATTA